CTTTAGACCGCTATGCTTACAAGCTAGGCTACTTTAAGTCAGACAACTGTGAAGCTGATGATGTAGTGTCCATATGGGCTGATGCAGAACCAGACAAAGATTCTTTTGTTATTGCTCATATTGACAAAGACATTGACATGGTCACAGGATGGCACTATAACTTTGGTAAGAAGATACCAGTGTACTACATTGATGATGATGAAGGATGGCTTAAGTTATGCACACAGATGCTTACAGGAGACTCTACAGACAACATCAAGGGTATTAAGGGTGTAGGGCCTAAGACAGCTGAGAAGCTGCTCACTGATGTACCTGTGGGTGATATGCTAGGTGTAGTGAAGGAAGCATGGAAAGCTACGGACACTGAAGATTGGGAGTACGATATGGAGACTTGTTTCAACTTAGTGTACATGAGACGTAGCTGGGACGACTTCAAACGATTAGACGTTGACGAGGTATTTAATGCTACAAAAGTTAACAAAGAAACTACAAAGGAAGCTTATGAAAATATCAGCAGGGCCTAAGTTTAGGTCAGGGTTAGAGAGTGCCTTCAGTGACGCTGTGGCTCATGAGGACTTCCTATACGAACCTTACAGGATTCCTTACATTATCAATAAGAAATACATCCCTGACTTCATATGTGAACGTACAGGGGCTATGATTGAATGTAAAGGTTTCTTTAGGGTTGGAGACACACAGAAGTATAAGGCTATTCGAGATGAAATTGATCGACCATTGATCTTTCTATTCTCAGATTCAAACAAACGACTACGTAAGGGTTCTAAGATGACTTTAGGACAATGGTGTGAGAAGGAAGGTTTAGCTCACTTCACGCTACGTACTGTACCTGAGTTACTGGAGCATTTGAAATGTCTAGCACCTTTGAAGAGTTAAAAGAGAACATCTTACGAGAGTTTGATCCTGATATGCTACTAGAGATACTTGGTATTACTAGTGAGCAGCTACTGGATCGCTTTGAAGATCAGTTAATGAAGAATATGGATTTATTTACCCAAGAGGACGCTTAAGATGTTTGATACCATGAGCACACAGATCGGTGGTGATCATTACACCGTTATGAACATACAGCCTATGGAGTACTCGATGGCTAATGGCCTTAACGCTTGTCAACATACCATTATTAAATATGTGTCACGTTATAAGGACAAAGGTACGCCGTTGCAAGACTTAACTAAAGCAAAACATACGATTGATATGCTTATTGAAATCGAAGAACTAACTGAGGGTAACTGCTAATGTACTTGATTGAGATGTTAAAGAAACATGAAGGAGTTGAGACACACGCTTATGTGGACACAGTAGGTAAGGTAACCATAGGTGTAGGTCGAAACATAGATGCCAAGGATGGCTTAGGGCTGAGTGATAAAGAGATTGACTTTTTATTGTACAATGATGTTGACCGATGTGAGAATGAGCTGTATAATACATTCTCTTGGATTGATTCATTAACCCCAACACGCTTTGATGCTTTGGTAGACATATGCTTTAACTTAGGCCTACCACGCTTAATGAAGTTTAAGAAAGCTTTAAATGCTCTCATGGTTCAAGACTATGACAAAGCAGCAGACGAGTTCTTAGATAGCAAATGGGCTAGCCAAGTAGGTGACCGAGCGGTTGAACTAGCGGCAATGATTCGTACAGGAGAGTACCAAGATGACTACAGTTAAACTATTTAGTGGTACTAATTGTCCAGCCTGTGTTACACTTAAGGGCCGCTTAGAAGGTCTAGGGATTGACACAAGCTGGTACCAAGAGGCTAACGTTAATGAACCAGAGAATCGTGAGGAGGTCATTAAGTTAGGCTTCCGAGGTATTCCTCTGTTAGTTCGTTATGATCTGGATGGTGAGGTTGTAGGGGCTATCATGGGAGCAGTTAAGGCTGACGCTGCTTATGTTGACATCTTTAAAGGCGTATGGGAGAATACTAATGTTATTCATGAACCACTTTGAAATTATTATGGAAGGCTTTAACTGCGACTTTAACACAGCAATGCAATTAGCACAGAGGGGTACGGTATGGGAGCATTAATGGATGAAGATAAAGCTATAGTGACAAGTAGCTACCTAGAGGCACTGGAGGAAGCTAATGAGTTCCTTGATTGCCTTCTGGAAGCAGGAGTGGCTAGCTGGGACGGCTATGACGTAGCCATAGAGATGTTGGATGATAGGGGTTAACAATGGCTACTAATAGGAATGACATAACAGGGGACGCTCTAGTGAGTAAGAAAACAAATGAGAAGTTTCGTGATAATTATGATCTGATCTTTGGTAAAGCTAAGCCTCTGAAGGATCGAGTGAAGCTAGGTGTTAGCCCTAGTACTGATGTAACTTATGTGGACTGTAGAGAGGATCTAGAGAAATGAAAGCTGAATACATTAGTCACATGGGTGACGATTTAACTGTAGTGAATGCAGCAAGGGTTAGCTTTGATAAGGAATCCGTAGGGGAGTTAGGTGAGATCGTCTACATGGCAGATGGTGGTTTTGAACAGGAGTGCTTAGTGGCTGACAAGGACAAAGGCTTAATCAAGTACCTAGCAAAGCATGGCCACTGGACACCTTTCTCACACCCACAGATTACCATGCGTTACACAGTCCCTATCTTCGTAGCACGTCAGGAGTTCAAGCACATCGTAGGCTTTACTCGTAATGAGGTAAGTCGTAGGTATGTTGATGATACCCCTGAGTTCTATGTGCCTGATGTATGGCGTAGTCGTCCAGAGGGTAGTGTTAAGCAGGGTAGTGGTTCAGGTGAGATTATAGATGTGGTATGGGGTAGTAATGACGGCCTAGTGTCTAATACCTACGAGATATACAACAACGTGATTGATTGGACGCAAGGTGCTTACCATGACCTGTTAGCTGCTGGAGTAGCCCCTGAACAAGCCCGTATGGTGTTACCTCAGTCAATGTACACAAGCTACTACATCACTGGTTCACTAGCAGCCTTTGCACGTATGGTATCCCAAAGGTCAGATGCCCATGCTCAGGTAGAGATTCAGGAGTTAGCTAAGATGGTTGATGATGTTATTAGGCCGCTGTATCCTGTGTCTTGGGAGGCTTTGGTGTCATGAATGAAGACATATTATTCTACGCATTCAGATACGCACTAGGTCGTATGACATATGCAGTGTCCACTGTAGTAGATGAACTGGTGAAGCATTGGCCTGATGCATCTTATCATTTTAAGGAGCTTGTAGTTCATGAGATTAACAAGGCAATCTTCCATTCAAAGGCTGGTATGTCTATAGATATAGCTGAATGGAGTAGGGTATTGGAGTTAGAGAAATGAGAGCATTAGAAACAACAGTACACATTCAACCTTCAGATAGTATCTTTGCAAGCACTAAGGTACACATCTTAGGTGCCTTTATGTTAGGCTTCTTGGTTATGTTTGGTGTAGGTTTCTTACCTATGGATGCTGTACATAACGCAGCACATGACACTAGGCATTCGTTTGCTTTCCCTTGTCATTGATTGGAGTATGAGAAGGAGAACACATGAGTGACAGACAACTAGTATATAATGCAATCAAGACACCAGATGGTACAGTCATTGAGTCTAAACATAGGCATGACTATGTAACATATGAGGATGCCAATGGTTTCCTATACATGGTAGATGGAGGTATGGATTACATTAGGCGTAACGTCAACAAGAAAGACCCGTACACTGAGCTGTCTTTATACTCCGATGAACCTCATGAGAAGGTACGTGAGGCTGTTCGGTGGGGTACTTATGGTAAGGAAGGTAAGGACCCTATGACATATAAACGTATCTGTGATATGACTACAGACCACATCAAAGCTTGCTTAACGAACATACCCAACATACGCCCTATCTTACGTAGGGTTATGGAGGATGAACTAACACACAGGGACTTCAGTAATGAGCAGGACTACAAGGAAGGGACTAACTGGGAGTAAAGCAGTAGATAAGACCTGTAAGAACAACGGGTCATGCGGTTACTGCTTAAGTAACAAAATGCATAAACATGCAAAGAAGAAACTAATGTCAATCAAAAAGGAACTAATGTCAAATGAAACTTAACCTAAAAGCATGTCAGATGGAACAAATCACTGTTACTTATCTCGAACAGATGCACCACGACCTTAAGTGTGAACTACAGGTACATGACGTTGATCCTTACTTAGAACTTGATGATCTAGCTGATGTTATCCGTAGCGTCATTGCTATTGAGATTGTCATGAAGGAACTGATGTTTGAAGATGCGTATTACCAATGGAAACTAGAGAACGGAGTAGAGCTATAATGAATGCAAGTACAGTATATGAAGATTACATCCACAAGTCACGTTATGCTCGTTACTTACCACAAGAGCAACGCCGAGAGACTTGGCATGAAACTGTTAGTAGATACTTAGATTACTTTAAGAACCGTGGTAGTTTGGATGACAAAACATATCAAGAACTATATACTGCTATTTACAATAAAGAAGTAATGCCTTCCATGCGAGCCTTAATGACCGCTGGTGAAGCTTTAGATCGTGATAACATTGCAGGCTTCAACTGCAGCTATATGACTATTGATCACCCACGTGCCTTTGACGAGATGATGTATATTCTTATGTGTGGTACTGGTGTAGGCTTTAGTGTTGAACGTCAGTACATTAGTAAGTTACCTGAAGTAGCTGAAGAGATGCACGAGACTGATACCTGTATACACGTAGCTGACAGTAAGATTGGATGGGCTAAGAGCTATCGTGAGTTGATTAGCTTACTTTACAGTGGTCAACTACCCACATGGGACGTAAGTACAGTACGTGGTGCAGGTGAGCCGTTGAATACCTTTGGTGGTCGTGCTAGTGGCCCTGAGCCTCTTGTTGACTTATTCAAGTTTACAGTAGGTGTATTCAAGAGCGCAGTAGGTCGTAAGCTAAGCAGTATTGAGGCTCATGACTTATGCTGTAAGATTGCACAGATTGTAGTTGTTGGTGGCGTTAGACGCTCAGCCTTGATTAGCTTAAGTAACTTAACTGATGACCGTATTCGCCGTAGTAAGCATGGTAACTGGTGGGAGACTGAACCTCAGCGTGGCTTAGCTAACAACAGTGCTTGTTACACAGAGAAGCCTGACTTTGAAGCCTTCATGAATGAGTGGAGTAGCTTATATGAAAGCCGTAGTGGTGAGCGTGGTTTCTTTAGTCGTGTAGCTAGTC